TTCAGGGTATTACTGGTGACACTGGTGCGCAAGGTATCCAGGGTATTCAAGGTATTACTGGTGGGCAGGGTATTCAAGGTATTCAGGGCCGGCAAGGTATTACTGGTGGGCAGGGTATTCAAGGTATTCAGGGCCGGCAAGGTATTACTGGAACTGGCGCACAAGGTGTCCAAGGTATTCAGGGTATTACTGGTGGACAAGGTATTCAAGGTGGAGCTGCAGAAGCTGCTTCTGCATATGAATTACAATCACTAAATGATACATCAACAAATCAAGATTTTTATCCGGTTTTTGTTGGAGCAACTGGATCTGTTCAAACAATTACGTCGTCAACAACAAAACTGTATTTTAATCCTTCTACTGGCGACTTGTCAGCAACAGGCTTTAATTCACTTTCAGATGCAACAGTTAAAGAAAATATTTTACCAATTAATGATAGCTTTTCAATGCTTGATAAAATTGACACGTATAAGTTTAATTGGAAAGATACTAAAGAATTAAGTTACGGTGTTATGGCTCAAGAACTTGAAAAAATAATGCCAGAATTAGTGAAAAAGAACGGATCAGGCCAAAGAACTGTTTCGTATATTCCTTTAATTGCAATTATGATAGATGCAATAAATAGATTAAAGGAAGAAGTCGACAAGAAATAAGTCGCTTCTAGATTTTATTATGGAGTGAAAATATACTATGAGTTTTTTTGAACAAACTAAAGATGGCAGCCAAGTTGAAAATATATACCAATATGGTAACAATAACAGTTTTGCAAAAAGCGTTTTAAATGACGGGGGTGATATTCACCCCCTCATTATCCCATCAAGTCTTACAAACGGCACAGGTTTAATGAATCCGTCTATATTAAATATAGACGGTAAACTTGTTGTGAATATAAGACATGTAAATTATACTTTTTATCATTCAGAAAAAAAGCTATTCCAACATCCTTGGGGTCCGCTTACATATCTCCATCCTGAAAATGACATGCATTTAAGAACTGAAAACTATTATTGTGAATTAGATGACGAGTTTGAAATATCGCGTTTTAACAAAATCGACACCACGAAGTTTGATACTTATAAGCCTATGTGGGATTTTGTTGGTCTAGAAGACGCGCGTTTGATGGAGTGGAATGGAAAGTTATATACATCTGGAGTTCGCCGCGATACAACTGAAAACGGCCAAGGACGGATGGAACTTTGCGAAATCGAAGTACGCGAAGATACTGTTGTAGAAGTAGCAAGGTGGAGAATTCATCCACCTAACGATAAAAATTCTTATTGTGAAAAAAACTGGATGCCGATTATAGATCAGCCGTTTAAATATGTAAAATGGTGTAATCCAGTAGAAGTTGTAAAAGTTTCCGAAACTCCTACTGAAGACAAAGTTTTTGACTCTAATTGGGTTGAATCTGAAACAGTTCATTTGCAGACTTCTGGTAATTTTTTAGATAAGGATCCTCGCGGTGGTTCGCAAGTAATTCCATACGGTGATAATTATTTAACTCTTACTCATGATGTTGATTTATTTAAAAGTGAAACTGGCAGAAAGGATGGAGTATATCGACATAGATTTATACTCTTCGATAAGAATTGGAATATTGTAAAACATTCGAAAGACTTTTCTCTTATGAATGGTCACACTGAATTTGCGGCAGGAATGTGCCATTACAAAGATAAAATCCTTATTACCTTTGGATTCCAGGATAATGCAGCATTTGTATTAGAAGTAAATCCTGAAACAATTGAAAAAATACTTGGTTGAGAGGAAACATTATTATGAATAGAACTGGTATTATACAAACTCTCATAGATGATATAGGCGCCGAAAGCTATCTTGAAATAGGAATTTCGTCTGGATTAAATTGGGAAAAAATAAAGTGTAAACAAAAAACAAGTGTTGATCCACAACCCCTAGAAAAACCAGATTACGTTTTAACGTCTGATGAGTTTTTTAAACAAAATAGCGAAAAATTTGATGTAATATTTGTAGATGGCCTGCACCACGCAGATCAGGTATATGTAGATATTACAAATGCTGTTGAAGCTTTAAATGAAAACGGCTATATAGTGTGCCATGATATCAATCCGTTAACAGAAGAAGCTCAAACTGTACCTTATGTTAGAGGAACGTGGAATGGAGATTGCTGGAAAGCATTTGTTAAATTGCGGTCAACAAGAACAGATTTAGAAATGTATACAGTAGATATAGATCACGGCTGTGGTGTAATTCGAAAAGGTAAGCAAGAAACTTTAAATATAACAGCAGAAGAAATACAATATGAAAACTTTGAAAAGAACAAAGTTAAATGGCTAAATCTGATTAGCCCTGAAAGGTTTGGAAAAATGTTTGGATTAACTAGTTTGAAATCTATGATTAAAACTTATATCATGGATCCGAGCCATCCTGAAAATAATTGGAGCTTAGCTCTATATTATGATAATATTGGTCAATATGCTTCTGCAGTTTCATTTTATATTAGGACAGCTGAGAGGGCAGATAACGACGATCTTCTGAAATATGAATGTCTTATTCGAGCTGCTATGTGTTTTGAAAAACAAGGTACTCGCAGATTTACAGTTAAGGGCATTATACAACACGCAATTGCAACTCAACCACATCGGCCCGAAGGATACTACTTACTTAGCAGATTTTACGAAAATGACCCTGGAGACGGCAAGTGGTTTGACTCGTATACAACCGCATCTATTGGTCTGTCGTTTGCAGACGGGGAACATGAGCCTCTTAGAACAGAAGTAGATTACCCTGGTAAGCATGCGTTACTATTTCAAAAAGCGCACACGTCTTGGTGGTGTGGTCTCAGCGAAGATTGCAAAAGCATGTTAATGGATTTATATACGAATTACGAATTAAAAGAAGAATTTCATACTGCGGTATACCAAAACCTTTTGAATTTGGGCGCGTTTGCATCTAAAAGCCTTACTCTCTATAACAAAGAAAAACACAACGACCTAGCAATTCAATTTTCTGGTTCTAAAAATATAGAACAAAATTATTCTGAAGCATATCAAGATATGTTTGTGCTTACGTTGTTTGGTGGTAAGAAAAATGGTAGTTATGTAGAAATTGGATCTGGCCATCCTACATATGGAAATAATACTTATCTTTTAGAAAAAGATTATGGTTGGAATGGTGTGTCACTTGACATAAGTGAAGAATTTGTCGCGGGACACAATCAAGAAAGAAAACACACCTGTTTACTTAAAGACGCCACGACCGTTAATTACGACTCGTTTTTAAACGGGATGGGCTTAGGAGCAGATATTGATTATTTACAAATAGATTGCGATCCACCTGAAATAAGTTTTAAAGTTTTGCTATCAATGCCATTCGAAACGAAAAGGTTTGGAGTAATCACATTTGAACATGACCATTATGCAGATCCAAACGGTGGTTATAGAGAAAAAGCAAGAAAGTATTTAGAGTCATACGGATACGAGCTTGTTGCTGGTAATATATCACCTGATAAAGATAGACCATACGAAGATTGGTTTGTTCATCCAGATGTTATAAATATTAATGAGTTTAGCATTTTAAAGAATAACGATTCTACTAAAATGGCTGAAGATTTTATTATGGGCAAACACATTAATGGCGAAGCAGCTTAAAAACTTTCCAACAGTATTCTATCTTTCTTTAAAAGATTCCTTAGATAGGCAGCGTGATTTAGAATCACAGCTGTCTTCTAGGGGAGTAGACTTTCGTATGGTGGAAGGATACGATGGAAGAGCTGTTGATATTCGAAATCAAATAAACATCACGGGTTCTCAATTAACGCCTGCGGGTATTTCTTCCGAAGTTCTTTCTGTTGCAGTATCACATTTACAAATGATATATCGCTGGTACCACGATACTGATGAAGAAATAGGTTTCTTTTGCGAAGACGATATCAACTTTTCTTTAACTGATTATTGGAATTTTGATTTTAAGGATTTTACTAACCTACTTCCAGGCGACTGGAAAGTTATTCAAATGTCTCTTATTAAAGAAACTCCAGTAAATTGGAGTGACATGAGGATAAGACGAAAAAGATGGGATGATTGGTCTTGCTGTGCATATATACTTAATCGAGATTACGCAAAACAAATAATAGATGATTATTATGATGATGCATCAGACACTTTCACATTAACAATAAGAGAAACAAAACATCTTCCTTTACCGGAAAATGTAATCTATCCACACGATTATAAAAAATGCTACGTTTTTCCTTTTTTTACAGAAAACAGAATGCACGTTTCTACTTTAATTAGAGAAGAAAATAAAGATAGTATAGATACAATCCAAGACCAAAGTAGCAAATTTATAACTGATTGGTGGAAAGAAAACGGAAATGATATTAATATAAAGGAGTTGGTGAATATGGTAGATAAAATTCCAGTCATAGGTGCGCCAGTTGTAAACAGCACATACTGGATTTCAAGACTTATTATGAGTGTTGACTATCCTGTGGAAAACTTTGTCATTATAAACAATAATGGCCGAGGCGAATTAGATGAAGAACTTGATCGTTTAGTTAAAATGGATCACAAGTTTATTGATAATATTAAAGTAGTTCATATGCCTGCAAATGTAGGATGTGCTGGTGCTTGGAATCTTATTATTAAATGTTATATGTTAGCTCCTTATTGGATCATAGCAAATGACGATGTTGCGTTTGGACCCGGTCTTTTGGCCGAAATGGTTGAAAGAATAAATGGCGATCCAGTAGTCGGTATGATACACCCAAACGCAGGAGACTTTGGAGTTGGTGCATGGGATCTTTTCCTTATTCGTGAAAACGTCGTAAAGGTATTTGGATTGTTTGACGAAAATACCTATCCCGCTTATTGTGAAGACGCTGATTATATTATGAGAATGACTCATCGACCTATTCGAAAAATAGTTGGGTTGGAGCATAAATATATGCACGGGCACGGTGATAGTACAATGTACTATGAAACTGGCAGCCAAACCGAAAAAAATGAAGATGGTTTAAAACAAAAGCTAGATCACGCAAATGATTTGAATATAGAATACTTGACACGAAAATGGGGTATTGGATGGCGAAAGCTCTCACCAAATAAAGAAGTATTTGAGGGAGAAGAAACTCCCATTTCAGCTACGACATTTGATTTAGATTTCGTTAGACAAAAACATATGGGATTCTGATATGCAAAAATGGCTTATAACAGAAGAAGAACATACTGAAGACACTGAAGTAGAAGAAGCTATCCAGGATAGTGATTCTCCAGTATATGCGGTTAATCCTGACTTACAGGCAAATAAAAGAGCTTTTATAGTTGATAATTTTTACGCAGATGGTCATGCTATGCGAGATTATGCACTCCAACTAGAATACTTCGACGATCCTGGTTACATCGGCCGAAGAACAAGAACACAACATCTTTTTCCAGGTTTAAAAGAAATATTCGAAAGTATTATTGGAGAAAAGATTAGTGAATGGGAAACTTACGGTATGAACGGTAGGTTTCAGCACAATTATGCTGGCGAAAAATTGGTATACCACTGCGACCAACAAAAATGGGCTGCGATGATATATTTAAGTCCGGATGCTCCAACACAAACCGGCACAAGCACATATATGCATAGAGAAACAAAAGTGCATCACAACTCTCAAATTAACTGGGATGATGGTACTGGTCATAAGGTATTTCCTGGGAATACATTCTTAGATAAAACTCCATTTGATACAGTAGATTCGTTTGGAAACATATTTAACAGATTAGTTATATTTGAAGGTGGTTGCATACACGCAGCTTCTGAATATTTTGGAAGCGATATACACGATTGTAGATTATGGCAAATGTTTTTCTTTGACGGTGAAGTTTCGAATATACATTTAGGAGGTTGATAATGAGAGTAGTTTTAGTTACAGGTGGATTCGATCCGATTCATTCAGGTCATATAGCATACTTTAATGAAGCAAAAAAATTAGGTGATACATTAGTAGTAGGTGTAAATAGCAACGAATGGCTAGCTCGAAAAAAGGGTCAGCCATTTATGGATATAAATGAGAGAGTTGAAATTGTAAAAAATCTTTCTGTTGTTGATTCTGTAATGGTATTTGACGACAGCGATGGTGGCGCTTCTCAAGCTATTCAAAATTGTTTAACCATGTATCCAGATTCAGAAATCATTTTTGCAAATGGCGGTGATAGAACAAACGACAATATTCCAGAAATGAAAATTAAAGATAAGAGATTATCATTTGTCTTCGGAATTGGTGGAATTCACAAGATGAATTCCAGCAGTAAAATACTTACTGAGTGGAAAACTCCTAAAACAGAACGAAAATGGGGCTACTATCGTGTATTACATGCTGATGGACCAGGAACAAAAGCAAAAGAACTTGTAGTTGCACCTGGAAAAACGCTTAGTCTTCAGAAACATGAATATAGAAGTGAATATTGGATTGTGAGTTATGGTGTTGCAACTGTTAAGCACGGGAGCGATTTGGAAAATATTCAGACATCAATATTGAATAAACATGATGAAATTAGCATCCCGGTTCACACTTGGCATCAACTCATAAATAATACAGATGATGAAGTTAGAATTGTTGAAATTCAATATGGTACTAATTGTATCGAGGAAGATATAGAACGTGTGTAGATACCATAGCTACCAGAATTGTTAATTCTATTATAACACCTATTTTTGGAATGTCAATAGAAGAATTAACAATTCATAAGAATATATATTATTGCTATTACCATATACCACGACTACCAGAATTGTTAATTCTATTATAACACCTATTTTTGGAATGTCAACGGAAAAATGATAATAGATCTTTTTTATAAATATATACAAAAATAGGTGACTTTTACATGGCATTACCAGCAACAAGATCAGAATTTAAAGATTACGTTCTTCGTAAAATAGGCGCACCCGTTATTCAGATAAATGTTTCTGAGGAACAAGTTGAAGACCGTATTGACGAGGCAATATCCTTTTGGCGAGATTATCACTATGACGGAAGTCAAATGGTATATCTTAAGCATGCTCTTACGCAAGCAGAAATAGATCAAGGTTATATAACAGTACCAGAAAATATGCTAGGTGTTACTCGCGTATTTGATTTGGGTTCGTCTATATCATCTGGTACAGGTCTTTTTAATGTACAATACCAATTTGTTTTAAATAACATTAATGACATTGCTGGATATAATATTCAACATTATTATATGTCAATGTCACATCTACAGTTTCTTCAAGAAATTCTCGTAGGAAAACCCCATATCCGCTATAACCGCCACGTAAATAGATTATATATTGACGGCAAGAAAAAACTGTTAGCAGCGGGAACATATGTTATTATTGAAGGATATGATATCATAGATGGAGAAACATATTCTGATGTTTGGCAGGATCGCTGGCTTCAAAATTACACTTCAGCTCTTGTAAGAGAACAATGGGGATTAAACTTAACGAAATTTACAAATATGCAACTCGTAGGCGGCGTACAGTTTAATGGTGAACAAATTTTAAGTGAAGCAAAAGCTGACCGAAAAGAAATGGAAGAGAACGCAATTGCTTCTCTCCAACCTTTAACATATAATTTTGTTGGATAACTGATGGCAACGAATGTATTTTTTAATAATTACGATTATTCAAACGAACAGACTCTCATCGATGACCTGGTGATTGAGTCTATTCAAATTTATGGGATAGATACATACTATCTTACACGAAGTTTGCAGGCCGTGGATAATATATTAAACGAAGATGATCTTTCAATATTTGATACTGCATACGAAATGGAAATGTATGTCAAGAGTGTTGACGGCTTCCAAGGAGAAGGCGACTTCCTTAGCAGATTTGGATTGCAGATACGTGACCAAGTTACATTTACCGTTGCAATGCGAACATTTGAAAAAAATGCAACAAATATACATCCGAGTATACTGAGACCTAAAGAAGGTGAATTGGTATACTTCCCTATGGTAAACAAATTCTTTAAGATTACGCATGTTGAACATGAAAGCGTGTTCTACCAAAGCGGTTCATTACAAGTATTCGATTTACAATGCGAATTGTTTGAATATTCTAATGAAAGATTTCAAACTGGAATATTAGACATAGATGAGTTTTTCGATAATATTAAAACAACTTCTGTTACTTCGTTGGCTGGATTAAAAACAAAAGATCCTATTGCAAATAATATAGATTTTGAAACTGCTGGAAGTGATATAATAGATTTTACAGAGATAGATCCTTTTAGCGAAACTATCACTAACCCCACAAACACTGGATAAGAGATATGGTATATAAATTAAACGGCACAGAAGTTATAAACTCGTCCGGTCTTATTGTCGGCGGCGGCACTGCATTTAACCTAAGCGAAGGATTAAACAGTATTTCAGCGCCTCCAAATTCTTACGGTACTGTAAGTGGTTATACTTCGGGCGGTAATCGAAACGTTTCCCCGGGCGAAAATATAATAGATAAGTTTCCCTTTGCTGCTGATGCAAATGCTACTGATGTTGGTGATTTGACAATAGGGGCGCATAGACCCGCGGGTCAATCAAGCGACACATCCGGATATACTTCGGGCGGTAGGGCAAACCCCGGTGCTGTAGCAGCCACAATTGATAAGTTTGCTTTTGCATCTGATGGTAATGCAACGGATGTTGGTGATTTAACAGTGGGTAGAGAATATACGTCGGGTCAAAGCTCTCCTTCTCATGGATATACCTCTGGTGGCGATCCTGGCACAGGAAATGAAATAGATAAGTTCCCCTTTGCGGCTGATGCTAATGCAACTGATGTTGGCAATCTAACAGTATCCAGAAGAGGACTTACGGGCCAATCTAGCTTAACCCATGGATATGCTTCAGGTGGGGGATCACTGAACACAATTGATAAGTTTTCCTTTGCTGCTGATGGTAATGCAACGGATGTTGGCAATTTGACACAGGCAAGAGAGGAAACCGCGGGGCAATCCAGTGAAACTCATGGTTACACTTCAGGTGGCGCCCCTTCAGCTAAAAATACGATTGACAAGTTTCCTTTTGCCTCTGACGGTAATGCAACAGATGTTGGAGATTTAACAGTGGCGCGCCCAGGCGGTGCAGGACAATCAAGTACAGTATCGGGTTATACTTCTGGTGGCTATGCTTCTGGTCAATCAAATATTATCGACAAGTTCCCCTTTGCATCTGACGGTAATGCAACTGATGTTGGTGATCTAACGCTGGCGCGTAGCAATGCGGCAGGCCAACAAATATAAATGTATTAAAGTAGAGCAATTAGCATCATCAGGATTATAATAGATGACAATTTCAATAACTAAAACAGCAATTAACTTTGGTACTTATAGCATGAGTTTACATCCTGCTGGAATTGAAATTGATGGTAAGTTCAAGTACGGATCTTATGCGCTAACACCACCACCTAATGCGTATGGTTCCATAAGTGGTTATACTTCCGGCGGGCGGACACCAGCCTTTAAAAATACAATTGATAAGTATTCCTTTACATCTGATGGTGATGCAACGGACGTAGGAGACCTAACTATTGGATCATATGGTGGGGCTGGACAATCAAGTGCCACATCAGGTTATACTGCTGGCAACAACGCTCCATCAATCCCATTTGCGACCATGAATACAATTGATAAGTTTCCTTTTGCATCAGATGGCAATGCTACAGATGTGGGCGATTTAACTCAGGGGCGATGGTATGCAGCAGGTCAATCTTCAGAGGTATCTGGTTATTCTTCTGGTGGCAGAACCGGGCCGGCGTTGACGGTGTACAATACAATCGACAAGTTTCCATTTGCTGCTGACGGTAATGCAACTGACGTCGGTGATCTGACACAAGCCAGGTATGCTCCTGCTGGTCAATCTTCAGATGTATCTGGTTATTCTTCAGGAGGGGGCGCACCCGCCCGCCAGAATACAATCGACAAGTTTCCTTTTGCTGCTGATGGTAATGCAACAGATGTTGGGGATTTAACAGTGGTAGGAAATGGCGCGGGTGGCCAATCAAGTGAAGTATCTGGTTATATGTCAGGGGGGCAACGCGGTGGTTATTCAAATGTAATAGATAAGTTTTCATTTGCTGCTGACGGTAATGCAACTGATGTTGGCGATTTGACAGTAGGCAAAGCATACCGCACAGGCACATCATCTACTACCTCGGGATATACTGCGGGAGGAATGTTTCCAGTATCAAATGTTATTGATAAATTTCCCTTTGCTTCTGATGGTAACGCAACTGATGTTGGAAACCTTACTGCCGGCAGATTTGGCCCGTCTGGTCAACAAGTATAAATATATTAAAG